AGAAGGATTTAAGATAATGTGTTTTGGTGGTGGAAACGTAGGTGTTGCGAGTAGTGCAACAGATCCTAATACTGGCAAGGTTGGCTCTGGAAGAGTAGGTGTTCCTATTTCTGAAGAAATGGCTCCAAGAAATTCAGCGCTTGATGATTTAAAAATGGATTTAGGTATTAAACCTAAAAACGTAGCATACTATCGTGATTTGCCAGAACGTCAGAGCAGATCAAAAGAAGCTATGAATAATCTTGGAAAAGATATTTTTGGCAGACCTGCATCTGATGATAGCCCGGCTCCAGCGCCTACACCAACACCAGAAGTGAAACCTGTTGCTGAAGCGCCAGAAGTTCCACAAGCTCCACAAGCTCCAGCTATGACAACGGCTGAAGTGCAAGCGCCTCTCAAAGAAGAAGAAGTTGGAGTTGGTACTGCTGCTAGTGGAGAAGCGGAAGCTGCACAAATTGAAGCAGAAGCAGGTGGAGAAGCTGAAAAGAAAGTTGCAGGTACAGCAAAAACAAGTAGGCGCAGCACAGTGCAAACTTCTGCACAAGGTTTGTTGACCGAAGCTCCAACACGTAGGCGCAGGTCACTTATGGGTAAAATGATTGCATGATGTACGGCAAAAAAAACATTGCTGGAGAAATGGGCGCTAAGGCTTCTCAGCCAGCCAAACGCAGATTTGATATGACTGTTGACCCATTAGAAAGGCTAAACCAGAAGATGGCTGGAAGAACGCATGGTGGTTTAGCTATGGGTAAAGATAAAAAAAAGAAAAAACCTTCTTTAATGAATAGTATTGGAATGATGTAATGGTACAAGTAAATCCGCTTATTGCACAGTTAGACCGTAGATATAAAACATTAAACACACAACGATCTAATTGGGAAAAGCATTGGCAAGAGCTTGCGGATTATATGTTACCGCGAAAAGCTGACATCACAAAGAAGAGAACCCAAGGGGATAAACGAACTGAGCTAATTTATGACGGTACAGCTGTACACGCTGTAGAATTACTTTCGTCCTCTTTGCATGGTATGCTCACTTCCCCTAGCTCCCCTTGGTTCTCGATGCGTTACCGCGATCCAGATTTGCAAAAAGATGACATGGCAAATGAATGGTTAGAGTTATGTATGGATCAAATGTACAAAGCATTTAACCGGTCAAATTTTCAACAAGAGATACACGAGTTGTATTATGACTTGGTTGTTTTTGGCACAGCGGCATTGATGGTTGAAGGTGACAAAGACGGTATAAGGTTTTCTGCCCGGCATATTGCAGAAATAACTGTTGCAGAAAATGCTAACGGCGTTGTTGATACAGTGTATAGAAAATTTAAAATGACTGCTCGTGCTGCTGCTCAAAGGTTTGGTGAAGATAAACTACCGCAACAAATGACTAAAGATCTTAAAAACGATCCGCACAAAGAGCATGAAATTGTGCATGTTGTTTTTCCTAGGGGTGAATCAAAAACTAAAATAGCTAAAGGTAAACCAATAGCATCTGTTTATTATCACGCTGACTCAAAGCATTTATTATCAGAAAGTGGGTTTGATGATTTTCCATTTATGGTTCCACGTTTTGTAAAAGACAGTGTAAGCACCTATGGGCGTTCGCCGGCTATGAATGCGTTGCCAGATGTTAAGATGGTAAACAAGATGTCTGAAACAACGATACGCGCTGCGCAAAAACAGATTGACCCACCGCTGATGGTTCCAGATGATGGTTTTGTATTACCAGTAAGAACAACACCGGGCGCACTAAACTTTTTTCGTACAGGTACAAGAGACAGACTA